TTTTCCACGTTCGCATAAAAAAGAGCAGGCTTTGTCCACCTACTCAATCTTTATTTATTTTCAAGATAAACACTAATACAGATTATTATCCCTACAATAATGACTAAACCAAAAAAATCGTTCACACTCATTCTTTAAGCGCTGCTTCCAGATCTCCGTGATTACCGGTATGATCTGGAGCCTCCCAGCCTTCGGGCTTAATTAAGTCCGGAAGCCCAAACGGGTTTGGACGGCCTTCTTTAACTCCGACGCTTTTATCCATATTAGCTCTATAAACGCGATCCCAAGCATCATTAGGACTAACGCCAAATACATCCAGAGTACCAATAGCAAAAACACACATGTCCACAAGACCATCAACGATTTCTTCAGGATCTCGTGCTTCGATTGCATCCATTGTTTCATCTAATTCCTCCTTACACATTGAAAGACGGAACTTAAGATACTTGTCCATTAAGTCAGCATTATCTTTATTGGCCTCAAACCACTCATGCACACCAAACTTTACGTGCATGTCATTCATATCTTTTGCCCAATTATCACTCATAATATAACTCCTTCTTTCTAATTTCCAACAGTCGCTGTTTCATATTTACGATTATGTGTATCACTACAGCGAATGAAAGTTGTACACTTTGAGAGATCTTTGATTTTGTCTGCACCAACATAAGTACATGCAGATCTAAGACCTCCTAATATATCTTGTATAGTTATTTTAACATCACCTTTGTATTTTGTCAACACTGTTCTTCCTTCGGACGACCTATAATCTCTAAGCCCTCCAAAATGTTTATCATTAGCAGATGTTGAACTCATTCCATAGAATTTTACAAATTGTTCTTCAACTATTTTCTTACGGTAATTAGTAATATCACTACCACGAACTGGTGCGTGAGTTAGCTCATTAGTTTCATACCACTTAGTAATTACTTCGCCACCACCTTGATCGTGGCCCGCAAGCATTCCACCTAGCATTACAAAGTCTGCTCCACCGGCAAATGCTTTTACGACGTCACCCGCGCTAGAACACCCACCATCAGCAATGACATGACCGCCAAGCCCGTGAGCAGCATCCGCACATTCAATAACAGCAGATAACTGCGGAAAACCAACGCCAGTTTGTATCCTAGTAGTACATACAGAACCAGGACCAATGCCGACTTTAACGATATCAGCTCCATTTAATATTAACTCCTGTGTTTGATCTGCGGTAACAACATTACCTGCAATAATAACAAGATCAGGATACATATCTCTTAATCTTGAAATAAAATCCGTGAATCGTTCTGTATATCCATTTGCTACATCAACACAGATATACTTAAGCTTTTTATCAACTGCCGTATAAACTGTTGCGAGCTTTTTCCAATCCTCATTACCAATACCAAGACTCATAGCAACATATTGTTCACGAGACTGAGCATTTATTGGATCGTCATAGAACTCAATAAGCTCTTCGGCAGTATATGTTTTAACAAGACAAGTAAAGATGCCTTGTTCGGCCAACGTATCAGCCATATCCATTGTTCCAACTCCGTCCATATTAGCAGCCATGATTGGAATGCCTTTATAGTTACTAATATGACCGCGTATATTTTCTGGAAAATCTGGATCAAAATTTTTAAACTTATATGAAATGTTAAGATTAACGTCTGCGCGACTAGATAAATTACTACGCTTTGGTCTAATCAGTACGTCTTTATAATCTAATTTTACTTCATTATCAATTCGCATTTTCTATCCTAGCTATTTTATCTTTGATTTCGAGCTTTTCTACTTTCAAGTTTTTAATAAAATCTTCAGGTGCTTTTTCTGCCTCGGCTGCTTCAATTAAGTTGTGAAGGTGCTTATGGCGATCTTTAAGGTGTTGCAAATCCGTCATTGTTGTCTCCTTATGAAAAGAAATCTTCGAGCGTGGCAACTTTAACTGCTGACCAACCTACCGCGTCGAGTATTGATTCCAACGGTGATAGGAATACTTTTTCAAATTGCTTTTCGTAGTCAATGTATTCATGCAATCCAAACTGTTTTGGAAGAACACCAGGGAATGATATGATGTTTTCTTTGATTGGATTCGGCGTTTTGAGGTAGCAAAACTTGATTTTGTCGCCACCATTAATGGATGTAAACTTTTTATCAAGACCTTTTTGTTTGAGGTAATGATTAAAGAGGATACAGCCACGTACATGCATTGGGCAACCTTTGCGATATAGATTACCTTTGTCGCGATATTTATCGATATTATCAGTACCAGAATTACGGCCGACATCTTCAGGTGGAAGCTTATAAAATTCTTGTCGGAAGTTTTCAATAAATTCTTGAACAGCCGCCTCATCATTATTCATAATAACCGAGAATGCTTCTTTGAGTTTGTTACGACATACTTCAGGAGTAGAAGAACGAACTGATTCAAGACCTGTTACGGATATCTTTGGAGTATCGTAATGAACACCTTCGGAGTTGAGGGTATTCATAATATAACGTTTCTTAGCAATGAACACAGATTTATCAGTAATCTTTTCACGTTTCATTACCATTGCTTGGCGATATGCACCCATCTTAGATGCAAGTTCTTTATAACCGTTTTCAATTACTTCTTCAATTTTAGTAGAGCAAACTTTATCAAGGAATGCTTCGCCTTTGTCGCGAGGAATATCAGTAGTACCGAACGAAGCTTGTACCAAAGGACCAAAGTCAACATAGATTGAATCAGTATCAATATAAACGATATAGTCTTTGTCGTCGGTCTTAAGGATCTTATTAAGATAAGCATTCACCGAGTTTTGAGCATAACGAATTGATAATTGGCCTGATGTAGTAATAGCTTCAGCCATGTCGTTAATATAGTATAGGAAGTAAATGTTTGCTGTCGCACCATATAGGGAGTTCATAGCAATCTTAATAGCCATTTGCTGGTTATGTAAGTTGTTTGCTTCTTTAGCAAGAGCTTTTCGATGGCTAGGATCAGTTGTGTTTTCAAGTTCCTGTTCAACACTAAGCATTTTCTTTTTGATTACCGAACGATTGCCGTAGTATTCATCAATGATTTCAGGAATAACACCTTTAAATTCGTTAGTAAAGCATGCACCATTGGCTGCAACAGATACAGTGGGATCTTCGTTTTGGTACTTACCATTCAATACCATTTCTTGAGAAGTGTATTGTCGTACATCGGGAATATAGGTTTCGGGTGACATGTTGTATTGCAACATTAAGTGCGGATACAGAGAGTTCAAATCAAACGACACAACCCAAGGATGCATGCCAACTTGTGGATCTTTAACGAAGCCACCAACGAGTTCACCGGCACGTTCACCAGGACTGCCTTTGAGTGGTGGAACACGACCTTCTTTAATCAACCTACGATATAGAGTTGTTTCCCAAATGCCAACAGTACCGAAAGCATCGCCGTAGTTAACACCACCGCCATAAGCAACAGTCATGACCAGAGATAACAATCCAGTTTCATCTTCAAAGCGCTGAATAAGCCAAGTATCTTTAAGGTTATAGTCAAGATAAAGCTGTGGGTTTTGTTCATACAAATCAGTAAGGTTGCCGTATTCAGAGTAGTCGAGTTTCTTTTCACCAAGTACTACGTTAGCAATATGATCAAGTTTCCATGATTCCTGTGGTCCATACTTATAACCAAACTTTTTGAAAGCATCCATGTAATCGACAATAGCCACACCTGAGATCTGGTATGTTTGTTGCATTTTACCAAAGAACTCGCGGCCATATGGTTTAATATTACGCCAAGGTGATAGATCTTTTGCAAATTCATCGCCAAACAAACGAGACATACGAGTAATAATATATTGAATATCAAAGTACTCGACGTTCCAACCTGTTACGATATCAGGATAGTCTTGAGTCCATAACTGTTTGAACTTACGAAGTAATGCTTCTTCGGTATCAAACTTGTCGAATTGAATATCCGATGGATCAAGATCAAGAAGTGTTTGTGATTTGTCGTAGTCTTTACGACCAAGAAGGTGGTAAGTATTAGACTTAGAAGATTTGTAAGCAATGGAGGTAATTTCTTTGTCGGCTGTATTCATATCAGGATAGCCATCAGAAATATCAACCTCAATATCAAACGATACGATATTTACTTGAGATACGTCATAGTCTACTTGATTAGGATATTTTTCTTGAATGAACTGTGCCACGTAGTTAGTGGAACCACCGATTTCAAATCCATGTACATCTTTATATTGTTCAATCCAATCCTTTGCTTCACGCATAGTATCCATTTTTACAGGAGTCATAGGGCGCTTAGTTGTTAAGGATTTGAATTGAGTTTGATCTGCGCTGTTTCCACCTACAAATAATGTAGGAGAGAACTTTATTTTGCGTTCAAACCTTCGGTTGTTTTCATAGCCGCGCCATAAAATATTGTTGCCGAAGCGTTCGACAGACGTGTAGAAACTAGACATGCGTATCCTTCATTTAATTCAATATGTACCATTATATACTAATAACTGGAGAATGTAAACAGTTATTTTCGTGGGTCAATGTCGGTTTTAATTTGATCATCTTCCCACTTATCTTGTGAGATCAAATATGCGATAGACCTTATATCAGCTAATATGTTCTGACAACCTGTCTTATCATAATCAGGTTTAGCGTTACGAACTCTGTGCAGTTCAGCAGCCTTGTCGTGCATGAGGTTAATTCTATCAATCAATTGTTCTATCGTGTGTAACATTTCTTTCCTTGCTATGCAGCTATTTCTGAGAAGTTTTTAACTTTGTCAAACTTGACGTGAGACATGAATTTGTCGCCAAACTGGTGGCCACGGTGTGAGATAACAAAGATGTTATCATCAGAGTTCAGGTTATGAAGTGTATCGATCAGCATTTCAATACCTACACCATCAAGTGCACCATCTAAAGTTTCATCAAGAATCAATAGGTTAGTTGATACTGAATTACGCAGCTTAGCAACTGCTCTCCATGCTAACATAATAGCAAGTGTGATACGTAACTTCTCACCTTCAGAGAATGAAGCATATGAGAATCTATCGCGGAAGCGAGATTTAATTACTTCATTGAAGTTTTCATCTAACCGGAAATCTACAAACAAATCAAATGCACTTAAGTATTTGTTAATCAACTTGTTCATGATGGGAACATATTGTTTAATGATATTAGCTTTGATACCACCATCTTTCAACATAGCGGCAGTAACACCAATCACTTCTTTCTCATGAAATAGCTCGGTTTGTCGTTTTTCGATTCCTTCTAGATCTTTATAATAATCATCAAGCTTAGATGTGTCAACTGCTTCAACAGCATCTTCGGCTGAATTTAATTCGTTCTTATATGAAACAAGAGCGTTCTTAGCCATTTTGATATTTGCGCGGTGATCGGCACCAAGCAATGACTGTTCACTGATACTACCTTCTACATCAGATATTTCATTCAGTCGTGTTTCATACTCAGCAATCTTAGCTTCGATATCTATAATACCTTTTTCAATCTCAGCTCTTTTAAGATCTTTTTCTGATACGACATTCTCTTTAAATTCATGATCAATACCCTGCTTACATGTTGGGCAATTATCGTGGTCATGATAGAAAGATAACTCTTTATTGATATTACGCAGAGTTGTTTCGATATCTTGCTTTAAACGTTTTGCTTTATCAGCTTTTCCTTTGATGGTAGCCTTATCAGCCACAGATTCAGAAAGCTCTTGGATTTTCTCATCAATTGCTTCAATAGCTTTCTTTTGCTCTTCGATATTGTCAAGATGAGATTTCATCTTTTCTTTAATCTTATCTACTTCTTTTTCTTTGAGCTTCTTAATAGAATCGTTATGCTCTTGAGCACTATCAATACGTGTTTCAATCAGATCTTTTTGATATGCATTCTCAGTAATATCAGCTTTATTACTACTTACTTTATCTTTTAATAACGTATTCATAGTACTAAAGACCTGAATATCAAGAAGATCTTCAATGATTTCACGACGGCCATGTGCCGGTAATTCCATAAATGGAACATACGTAGCACTACCAAGAATAACAATCTGAGTAAATGATTTATAATTCAGTTTAAGAATGTTTTGCTCTAAGTATGATTGGTAATCACGTACCGCTGCGTCTTGATTAATGAGTGTACCATTCTTTGATATTTCAAAAAAGTTTGGCTTGATTCCACGACGTATATAATAGTTATTGGAACCAATGTTAAACTCAATCTCAGCAACAAGTTCTTTCTCATTAATAGAATTAACAAGCTGTGGTTTACTAATTTTACGGAACGCTTTACCATACAAAGCAAATGTAATGGCATCAAGCAACGTCGATTTACCACTACCGTTTGAACCACTAATCAAAGTAGTCTTGGACTTATCCAATAAGATTTCAGTAAAGGAATTACCCGACGATAAGAGATTCTTATATCGTACCTTTTTAAAATGTATTTTCATTACAGACTTTGTGCCTCAACATATAATTCGTCAATTAATCTTTTTACTTGTACCTTATCAACTTTTGTTTCTAATGAATCGATATAAGTGTGCAAGATTTCCTTTGTGTCTTTTGTTTCATCCATAACATCTTCGTCGAGTTCTACTTCTAAACTCAAAGCATCTTCAATGGATTTTACATCCGCCGCGCCAGCATCAGTTAATTTATTTAGAAACAAATCATAGATGTATGGATTGGTTCTGTTTTTCACAATGACTTTAATAAAGCAGTCTTTTAAGTTCGATACATCAAGACTAGCGATATCTTCAATAGTCATATCTGTATCATCATACTCTAATTTATAGAAAATGATATTAGGATTTAGAATCCAATCCATCTCGCGTGTTTCAGTATCAAGTACACGGAAACCACGCTTACCTTGATAATCAGACCAAGTCAATTCATATGGCGATCCAAGATATGTAATATTATTATATGTTGATGGATGGTGGAAGTGACCAGAATAAACATTTTCAAAGTTTGTAAATACTTCCCTTGTTAAACCGTGATCACATAAGTGGCCCTTATCCATTTCAAATCCTTGAATAGAAAAGTGACCCATACACAAATCAGCTGTAGATTCACGTATACTCGTCATCATATCTTTATAGTTAGTGTTGTTAATCCACGGTACCATTAAGAATTTAGTAGAACCGATTTGAATTTCTTCACACTTATCTTCATAGATATGGAAGTTGTCGTACTCACGTAAAAGCAAATTCATTGAGTTTACTTCGTTTGTGTTTGTATAATAGGTAGTATGATTACCAACAAGAGCATGATATTCAATACCACGCTTTTGTATTTGATCAAAAAAGAATTTTTTGCCACGTTCCAATGAAACATAGTTAATAAACTTACGACGATCAAACGTGTCGCCGAGATCAAAGATGATTTTAATATTGTGCTTGTCAATATGAGGAAAGAACACTTCTGAAAAGAAGCGCTCTTGATGGTCTAAAAATAACTTAGAATCCCCACGAACACCAATATGCATATCCGTTACAATTGCGATTTTACTCAAACGTAAATCTCCTATTCGTCTTCCGATTTCTTAGATTCTTTTTCAGTTTTATCAGCTTTTTTCTTAGCCTTATCCTTTGCTAATTTATCTTCAAAGTCTTCAATAAAGTCATTCATATAATCAGCGGCTGTACTTAAATGAATATTCAAGTCTTCATCGCCACCAGTATGTGTAGCACCTGTAGCAATCATATGCTGAGAAGATTTGAAACGAATATACATCTGTTTCTTTTCCTTAGCAATCCTACGTAAGAATGCATACCATATAATTTGTGTAAAGTATGCAAATGGATTTTGGGATTTCTCTTCATTAAAGTTCATGATATATAATAGACAGTTTTCGATGCCGTCCGAGATCATATCCTCTTTATAAGAATATCCTGAGAAATTTGGTTTGGTTGCCAGTCTTGTCGCGATCTGAAAGATACATTCACCGATATAATCCGGTACTCTTGGTCTTCCTTCACCTGCATCTTCAGCCTCTCTACATAAAGCTTTGTATGCAACCAACGCTTCAAGAAGGTCTTTATTGTTCACGTAATTACGTGTGGCTCTTTTAGCCATAGCTATAACCTCCTGTGGTTTACTTGTTACTAGTATAACATAGCTTGCTGCTAATGTCAACTGTTATGTTAAAAAATAGTTCTGTAAAAAAATTTGCAAAAAAGTGAAAAAAACAGTTGACACCTTGCTGATGTGTCGGTATAATAGGGTTATGCCCTTTAAACAATACTAGTGTCTCCACTAAATATCTACCGTGTACACCTTAAAATCAAACTGTTCACGCCCATATATCTCTATTCTTTTCTTAAAATGCTGCAAAGTATAATTTTCGAATGACCCGTGCGTTAAGTCGTCAGTAATATCATATAGAGTTGCCTTATCGGCGTCGTTGCCCTTTCTTAGGGCACGACCTATCGATTGTAACACCCTCACTTCAGATTTAGAACCAGAAGCAAAGATGATGTTATCCAAACGTTTTAAATTCACACCGGTCGAGAAAACTCCGTATGATGCCAATATGTTATGTTGCTTGACTGGATCGTTCTCAATCAAATGTCGAATGCGTTCGCGCTCGTCACCTTTAGTTTGTCCATATATGAAATGTAACTGTCGGTCTTCTTTTTCAAGCATAGGAGCCAAAAGCTTACCGTGCTTCTCAACAAGATCAAATAAGACCAAATTGTTTTGACCCTCAAGAGACCATAACAAGTTACGAATAAAGATATTTCTCTTATCGTTATTTACCAAAAATTCTCTTTCGGCAGGATAACGTTTTTGTGATTCTTTAATCTTTTTAAATTCTGTATAGAAGTTTTTACGAGCTTCTTTAGTATGAGATAACACAATTGCTTTAATATTAAAGTCAGCAATAGTACCTTGGTCCATCAAATCTTTAGTAGATACATGTTTACGTACCGCACCAAAGCAACCTTCAAGAACAAGCCTATGTGTTTTACTTTCCTCTGATTTTAAAGTACCCGTAAAGCCGTGACGATAATAACACTCATCAAGACCTTCCATGATTTTTTGAAGTGACTTAGCTTGGAAGTTATGAGCCTCATCGCCAAGTACGACTTTGAATTGACCTAGCCAATCTTTATTAACTTTCATTAATGATTGCCAAGTTGATATAACTATTGGAGCATCAGTATTCTTATCAACGCCACCTTGTATCTTATAGATAAGCGAAGGATCACATCCATAATCTTCAAAGTCACCAGCCATCTGATGTACTAACGAAATAGTTGGAACAATAATAAGAGTACGATGTTCGAATGCTTGATAATAATGTTGTTGCAGTAAATAGATAATAAGTGATTTGCCTGACGACGTTGGAGATAAAGATAATGATCTACCATCTCTTAAAGCATCGACGACATATTGATTTTGATAATCTCTTGGTTCAAACTTACAATTAATTTCTTTTGCGAGTTCATATCCATAATCATCTGGAATGTTTTCACCATTCATTAAATGATCTGGAGCATTGAGTCGATAACCTCGATCTTCACAAAACTTTTTAAGACGAGGGAATAAGCCAACATATAACGTAGGACGCATTGGTTGGTATAAACGTATTACACCATCCCACATTCTGTTCTTATAGGCGGGGCTCCATTGATACCCATTGGGTTTAAAGCTGAAGTATTCAGCTAGTTCCATCCGTACGCCACTGTCTCCAGTAACTACTAGATTAACTGCATTTTTTACTTCTACATTTAATTCATCGGTCATATATCACCTATTCATTATCAACATATACCTATTTATATCAACTGTGTTGCGCCTTGATATGGCGTACAAGGTTCCCAGCGTTCATACTCTGTCCACAATGAGGACAAGGTTTTTTGTTTAATGCGTTTTTTCTCATTTTTTCACGAGATTCAGTTGTACGTTTTTGGCCAGTACAAGTAGCCCTAATTTTTTCAATTGTTTCTTGGCTCATTCCAACTTCGTTCATGAATTTTTTTACACCAATAGCAATATTACGTTTACCTTCTTCAGACCTTGGTTTACTCATTTTATCCAAAGTTTCTTTAGAATGAGTCTTACCAAGCCTTGATTGAGACATTCTTTTTTTAGTCTCTTCAGAACATTTTAATCCATATCTTGGGTGTAGTTCACCGCACGGAGTATTTGATACTGCGTCTTCGGGTAAATCTGGTGTGGGAAAGTTTTTGAGGTCTTCGACGAAATCGTCAGTGAAATTGAATGTATAAATATCCATGCTGATTACTCCTTATTAGTATTAGAGTCGGTGGGAATTGCAGTTCCGCGATCGACATCTTTATTTATACTTTTGAGAATTTCTTTTGCAAGAGTATCAACGTCCTTGCCTTCTATATAGCCCTTTTCGATAAGAAATTCAGCTTTAAGCTTAGCTTCTTCCTCAGTCATTAGTACTCACCGTGTTGGAACTTCAATATATCAATCATATTCTTAACAACAAAATTGCGGCTATGGATAGTCTTAATAATATCCTCTAAGAAATTAGCTCTCGTGCTGTGATAATCAATCTTTAAACTCAGGTTAATAATGTCACGATCAGCTTGGATGTACTTGTCAACATCGTTCCGCAGTACTTTTTTCTGATATGGTCTCCAGCCTCGATCTTTCAGATCTTCTTCAGCCATAGAACCATCTATCCACTCGCGCTTTGCGAGCTCAAGTTCCTTGTAATCATAACGAAGCTTCTTGACTTTCAAAGCTTCCTTATAATATAAGGAGTAATATTTGTTATGTAGTTCTGGAATTCGTTTGGACTCGCCGGCCAAGTTTGATTCATCAATTTTACAGTCGACTGCCCACAATTCACTAATATCTTCAGTGCTCATCATATACCTCTACGCATAGCTTTACATTATTATTCTATCACATTCTGCGCAGATGTCAACTAATTTTTTCGAACCTCATGTTTGTATATCTAAAAGAAACAGTCACTTCTGGGTAGATTACGTCAGTTGCTGATACATCAAGAGCTACACCTGACATAGCGATCGGAAAGCATTCTGTGAAGGTGAACTTCAAGTTTGGGTTACGATTGCTGTTCTCAATCACGATAGAAATATCAGACTGAGAACCATACTTGCTTGCTTCTAGATTGAGTCTTTGATCGGATGATTCCGGCGTACCCATGCCTTCCATCCACTGCAAGATCTCATTATAATTATCCATGTTCTCGTCACAGACGAAACCGATGTCCAGATCAGGATAGTCGATACGATCTGGTGTGGTATATATTCTATGGAGTGGTGAGACCTGTTCTGGTGGTGTCATGTTCAGGCCAGGTATGGTTACTCGCTGAGTGAAGAACTCAACGGCTGGAAGCCTCTCAATTATCACTTTGAACGAAACGGGTGACAAATAATTCGTTATCATATGAAATTTCCTATTGACATTATCTGATTTGTATGTTAGTATTTATAAATATTACGCAACAGTACGAGAGGAAGCTGTTTGGAAGATGACTGGAAAGATTGGAAATTCGATGATCCATGCGACGACTGCACACATTGGGCAGGAAGGTTAAAAATTAGTAGTTGACATTTCTTTAATATTGGTATAGAATGACCAAATCAAGTATCATAGGAGATACACATTGAGTGAAGATTTTAAAATTTTAACAGCTCGGCAACACGTTCGTGAACGTATCGGGATGTACCTTGGTTCCTCAGCAAGAGAGCCAATTGAACGTTTCATCATGGGAGAGTGGAAGACGGCGGATTACGTACCGGCCCTCTCTAAGATGATCGACGAGATTCTTGATAATGCCATCGACGAAGCCATTCGCACTAACTTTAAGTTTGCGAACAAAATCAACGTGTCTGTTGACAAGAACAAGATCACTGTTACAGACAACGGTCGTGGCATACCACAAGAAAATGTTTATGATGAGACCACTAACAAGCATATTGCTCGTGCAACTGCTGCTTGGACTCGTGTAAATGCTGGTACTTCTTTTGACGATGATCGTGTTACGATTGGTACAAACGGCGTCGGCTCAGCTGCAACAAACTTTCTTTCATCTAAGTTCGTAGGTAAGACTTGGCAAAATGGCAAGATGCTTACAGTTGAATGTAAGAATGGTGCTGAAGAGATTCGTGAAAAGTACACTGATCGTGATGGTAACGGTACTGAAGTTTGGTTCATTCCTGATTTCGAATTGTTTGAATGTGATAGTCTTGAAGAGTACGATACCGTCGCATTGATCGAAGATCGTTTAGCATCACTTCAAATGGCGTTTCCAGAGATTGCATTCTCTTTTAATAAGCGTCGTATCAAGGTAAACAACCTGAAGAAGTATGCTGAGCTATTTGGCGAAGAAGCGATTATCGAAAAATCTGATAATCTCTCATTCTTTATTACATCATCAGAAGATGGATTCCGTACGAACTCATTTATTAATGGTGTAAACACTCGCCAAGGTGGATCATATGTCGACTTCATTATGAACGGCATTGTTGATGAGCTTACAACCATGATCAAACGTAAGCACAAGATCGAAGTTGTCAAGTCGACAATTAAGAATGGTCTTACGTTTGTTATGTTTGCTAAGAACTTTACGAATCCAAAATTTGATTCACAAACAAAAGAGCGTTTGACAAATCCAATGACTAACGTTCGTGATCATGCTAACGAAGCAGGTATTCGTGAAGCTGACTTCTTTGCTCGTAAGATCCTTAATACTCCATCAATCATTGATCCGATTATTGAGGCACAGCTTGCAAAGAAAATTGCTGCTGATCGTAGAGCTGCTACTCTTGCTCAAAAGAAATTGCGTAAGGTTAAAGTTGCAAAGCACATCTCAGCAAACTCGGATGACGCTACATTGAAAATTGTAGAGGGCGACTCAGCGATGGGCTTCCTTCTCAAAGTACGTGATCCAAATAAGGTGGGTGCTTATCCATTACGTGGTGTTATCATGAACACGTGGGACATGAAACCTGCTGATGTTCTCAAGAACAAAGAACTATCAGAGTTAATCTCTGTTCTAGGATTGGATATCACAAATCCAAACTCAGTTGATAATATGACATATGAGCATATTGCAACACTAACTGATGCTGACCATGATGGGATCGGCCACATTAGCCCGTTGTTGATTGCTTTCTTCTACAAGTTTTGGCCACGGCTTCTTCTTGAAAAGAAAGTTAAAATTACAAGAACACCTATTATGATTTCCTCTAAGGGAACTCAAATTAAGTGGTTTTATACATATGAGGAGGCTAATGAATTCAAGTCTAATAATGCTGGTTGGAAACATCGGTATATTAAAGGCTTGGGATCACTAACTGAAGAAGAGTATGATACGATCATCAACAAGCCACAATACGACACAGTGACTGTTGACGATGCAGGCATATTCCAAATGATGTTTGGCAAAGACAGCCAACTTCGTAAAGATTACATGTTCCAATAAGGAGAAAGGATGAACGTCATGACCGACGACCGTAACGATGCATTACAGGAAGTAATGATTAAATCAATGAGAGCTCATGCACATGGGCATATTCAAAAACACAAAATGAACGTTGAGATCTATCTTAACAATCCGGCCGGCATTGGTGAACACCCAGATGTTTTCGAAGCTATGGAAGGCGAGCTGTTAGAGATGGCAAAATATCAAGATGTTCTTGATATGCTCGACAAATATTTCTCTTAATTTGAAATTAAGGGTTGACAAATCTGCCAAACTATGGTAGAATGGTACTATAAATTGATGGAGTCGCTATGTCTTTGATGGAATTTACAGTTGAGCAAAATGAATATCCTATCTCGCTTGTTGCGAGAAACGAATGGAAGTCATTTGCTATGTATACCGTGGAATCACGAGCGATTCCTAACATGATAGATGGTCTCAAACCTGTCCAAAGATTTTACCTTTATAGTTCTATATTGAACTCTAAGCGTGATTTCAAAAAGGTTTCTGCTGTGGCTGGCATCATATCCGATTACGGATATAATCATGGTGAGGCCAGTGCCGCAGGGGCGGGGCAACTTATGGCTGCTACGTGGAACAACAACATCTGCTTAGTTGAGGGGAGGGGTTCCTTTGGTACTCGACTAGTCCAAGAAGCAGGTGCTGCACGTTATGTCTATACGCGCCTCCACGAAAACTTTGATAAGTACATTCGTGATGTTGACCTCGCCCCTGCGCATGATGATCCTGAGCATGAGCCACCAGCGTTCTATCTTCCTGTAATTCCTTTAGTGCTGGCTAACGGAACTAAGGGTATTGCCACCGGGTTTGCGACAAACATCCTTCCACGATCAAAAGAAAGCCTCTGTGCTTCAGTTCGTGAATACTTGTCAAGTGGTAATATATCAACGAGGCTTCCAGTGTCTTTCCCAGAGTTCAACGGACATGTTGAATATGATACTGAAGCAGATCGTCATGTTGTTTATGGTAAATTCCATAAGAACACCAAAACACAGTTGACGATTACTGAAGTGCCATATGGCTATGATCGCGAATCATATGTAAAGGTACTGGATGCTCTTGAAGATAGTGGTGATATCGTTTCATATGAAGACTCATGTGATAAGAACGGTTTCCGCTTTGAAGTAAAACTCAAGCAGACGGGTAGTTCCGCTTGGAACAACTCTAAAATCGTTTCTAAATTCAAGCTGAGTAAGCCATTATCTGAGAACCTTACGGTTATCGATCAAGATGGTAAGCTTCGTGAGTACGACGATGAACGAGATCTAATCAGAGATTTTGTTGATTATCGTCTTGGTATTCTGCAACAGCGTATTGAGATGCGCAGAGAAGAAGCTCAAGAAGATCTTCGTTGGTTGAATGTAAAGATGCAATTCATCCAAGCAGTACTTGATGATCGTATCGTATTTAAAAACCGCAAGAAGAAAGATGTTGGTAACCAGATCCTACAAAACACTCATGCTATTGAGTCTGATGTTGATAGATTGCTACGCATTAACATTATGAGCTTGACAGATGAAATGGTAAAGGAACTAGCCAAGGAAATTAAATCAACTCAAGCAGAATTAAACTTTTGGAATAAAACTACTCCAAAGAAACAGTTCGAAAGTGACTTAGAGGGAATAATTTAAATGAAGTGGTTGAAGATGTATGGCTTAAATGATCGCAGACGTGTTGATGATGAGATGGATTTCGACAATGATGTGTCTCCTCTTACTCGTGAAACTTTGCCAGAGGCCAAGCGCGAGCCAACATTGAACGAACAGGTAAATGAAATTATGTTTAGACTAGGTAAGATTGAAGCTAAGCTAGAAATACTATGCAAATCGAAGTAGTAGATCTTGATCCAGTTTTAACTGAGAATTTTGTCAAGTTTTGTTGTAATGAATTTAGAGTCTATCCAGACTTGATTACAATCGAGGGATGGGATGTCCCTTTAAAAGGAAATGCAAACGGACTGTGCTATGAAGTTCACAGGAATGAGGAGTACCTTATATACGTGAACACCGTTGATAGAAATGTAACCGAGATATATAATACTATAGCCCATGAAATGATTCATGTAAAACAGTTCATTAAAAACAATCTAGAAGATTTGATGAACGATATCCACAAGCCCGTCTACGAAGAACGTTGGTGGGAAAAAGAAGCTTCGAAAAAAAGTTTAGAACTTGTGAAAAAATATGTTGACATTCTATACGAAATGGCTTAAGATCGTATAAGGAAAAGAAAGGTAGGACAGTGAAAAAACTATTGTGTGCCGCAGCTTTGACTGCGATGGCATCCCCAGCGTTTGCTAATGAAAGTGTAACAGGTGTAAAGGTCTTTGATCATACGAGAACCGTAGTTCAAGAAACACCAGTAACTGAGTTGGATTGTCGAGAAGTAAAGAAACCAGTATACTCAAACTTTAAAACATTTGAGAACAACGCTGGTGAGGGTGCTCTTGGAGGAATGATACTTGGTGGCATCATTGGTAAAGCAATTGGTGGTGACGACAAAGGCGCCGCAGCCGGTGCAATTCTTGGTGGAGTTATTGGAGCTGATAAAGCTGGTAACAGATCAAGTAAAGAAATTATCGGCTACGAATTAGTTGAAGTCTGTGAGAAGGTAGTTATCTATGAACGGGAACCCGTAGAAGTATATAGCCACTCGACCATCCGCTTCTATTTAAACGGTCAACGTTATGTTGTTAAATTTCAAAGGTGATCGATGGATTACGAAATTATAATTTGGAACATTGGCTTCTGGGCTGTATATTGGCAGATATGCCGATTGCCTGAAGTATTGTTACAAAAAATGATAGACCGCTCGTAGCTCAAC